ACCGTTATAAGTTTATAATCGAACCCTTCTTCATTGTATATTTTTACTCTTTCAATCAAATGTTTCAATGTATAATTCTTATGGTTTTTCCATGATAAGTTATCGCCTATATCAAACAATTTGCATTTAGTTTTGTTCTCTCCTAATCTTAGTCCTCTACCTATACTTTGTAGATTTCTTATCCTAGATTTTGATGGAGACGCAAAAATAATATTATGTAAGTTTCTAATATTTATTCCTGTAGAAAACGTACCGTATGAAGCAACAATGATTGCACTGTTTTCTTTTTCTGTAATATAACGGACTTGTTCTCTTTCTTCCGCGCCAACACCACCATGAACAAAGAAAACCTTTCTGTCTGGTTCTTGTTTTCTTATAAGATCATATAAAATTTTTCCGTGTTTTTCTACATACTGAAACAACAGCAAAGTATTTCCTTTTTGATCTATAGCTAAATTTTTAATGAAATTATTTCTCTTTGGATGTGTAACCAGCCAATCAATTTCTTCCTGATATGAAAATTTTTTACATAGCTGTTTTTCTTCGTCAGCATAATCCAACTGTAAACAGGTTATCTTTAAATTGGCTAATTGATTTTCATCCATTAACTGCCTTGTAGAAGTAACTTTATATGCAGGACCGAACAAACCTTCAAGAACTAGTTTATGTGTTTTACTTCCATCCAAAGTTCCTGTTGTCCCAACTTTGAAATTTGCATTGACACATTTGGTCATAATAGAAGTTAACGATTTACTTTTAAACAAATGTGCCTCATCACCATATATAACATCAAACTCTTCAAAATATTTTTTAGGTAATTTGTAAATACTTTGCCAGGTAGAAATAATTACAGGAACATCATTAACCTTTTCTTTACCTGAATATATTCTAGTACAATTCTCAGAAACCTTCCATGTATCCTCACTAGCATAGTCAGCAAAATCACCATACATCTGTTCAACCAAAGATGTGGTTGGTACAATAATTAATTGTTTTCTATTTTGTTTTTGATGCCATCTTACTAACGAGTATATCATTAAACTTTTGCCACTAGCAGTAGGAGAGAGTAACAAAGTTTTTTTATTTTTCAAAGCTCTAACTACACCGTCTATTTGATAATCTCTTATATTAATCTTTTTTCCTTTAGAATGAAAATTTAACTCAGTTAGAAACCCTTCTAAGGGTGATATGTCCTCAACATCTTCTTTTAAATTATTAACAAAAGTATAATCATTCTTTTCACAAAAGATTTTTACATACTCTGCAAGTCCTAAATATAATTCTCTTGTCATTACATTTAACAAACGGATTTTTCCATCCCACATTTTTGCTCTGTACATGGGAGTGAATTGAGCACCAGGAACCATGAAGGTAAAAAAGTCACTCATTTCTAACAGAACATTTGGTTCTGCATCAACAAGGAGATGTACCTCGTTTTTCTTATGTATGGTTACTTTGCTCACAATCCACCGTTAGTAAATTTATACCATTCGATTGCAGATTTAATGTCCCAAGTTCTGCTATTAATGCTACGAATAATTTGTTCTAAATGATAAACCAAAGTCTTAAGATATTCCACCTTATCTAAGATACGAATAATATCTTCATCCGAATTTACAATATCTTCTAATTCATTTTTTAGTGGACGATTAAGTAAATAAGGTTCCCAACCCAAATCATCTAGTTCCTGCTTAGATAGCTCACCGCGGTAATAAGATGATTTTATTCTACGGAGTTTAATGTAATCAGTATCAGCTTTTCTAAGCTGTAATTTCAAAGTAGAAAGAATATTAATATATTTTGCATGAAGTTCTGGAACTCTAGCTGCAGCACGACCTAAATTGGTTTGATCAACCTTAGAGTCTTCTTCCCACATATTTTGCAAATCTTCTAGTTTCATTATTCACTCCTTGAATATCATACAAGGAATATAAAACATTTTAAATGATTTGTCAAGTTATAAAGTTTCGATTGTGAAATGACGATACTTAAATACTGCCTGTGCAGTAAAGTATCCTGGATCACCTGTGGTGATATCAAACTCTACACCAGATAAAGAAGTGGGGAAACATTCAACAAAGTTTAGTCTAACAATAGGATTTCTATTACCATCAAGAACCATAAGAACAGCATCACTAAAATCCAAAGCATCTGTAGTTCTTAATGCAGGTGTGCCATCAGCATATGTTACTACACTATTATCAGGATTTCTGAATGCCTGTGATCTTTGTCTATCACGGAATTGACTATGGTTTTCTGGGAATCCTAAACCTATAATCCAATTGTACAATTCAATGTAATTGGACATATCTTTTTGAATCATGAATTTTATGATTAAATCACCAAAAGTAATTTTTTCGCCTGGTTTACTAATATCCAAGAAGGGGGTTGGCTGTGTAGCAAACCCTAAATCTAAAGAAGGTAAATTTGCTGCCTGACAAAAATAAGTAACCTTAGGCAAACTTTGAATTATGAATCTGAAACCATTAGGTCTAAGATAATCTAATTCTTCGGGTTGCTTATTTTGCCACTGTGCTTCTTGGATTGTAATTTTTGATTGAGTAGGCATAATCTTATTGGTTAAAGTATATAATACTATTTATAAGATAGCAAAAAATGGAGGGAACATCAAGTGCTCCCCCCATTTAATGTTTTTAATGTAAAACAAATATTACATTAAGTTTGTTACTGCCATTAAGCGGTAGTAGTGGTTACGATCAGCGGTGAATGTTGCGCCGTCTGTGTTACCTGAACCGTCAACAACGAATGGGTTTGCGATCATGCCGTAGCGTGTCTTGAACCCAATCTTTGGCTGGAACGTGTCTGGATCAAGAGCACGAACCATTTGTAGAGGAACGTAAGGGCAGTAGAAAATACCTGCGTCATAAGCATTAGCACCTTTGTAACCTACTAGTAGGAACTGTGATGCTGCGTTTGTGTTGGCTGAGTATGGGTCGATGAAGACTTTGAAACGGCCATTCAATACGCCTGCGAATGTGTTACCTGTGTCGTCCATTGAAAGTGAATCGTTGCCTGAAAGGGCTGGTGTGTAGTCTAGCTTGCCTGCCATTGCTAGAGCTGCTGCAACGTCTGATGAGCAGACGATGAAGTTACCACGACCACGACGAGTCTCTTGTGCGATTACGTTAGCATCACGCTCGATCTGGAACATTAAGCCCTTGAAGCGCTCAACTGACCAACGGCCATTTGAATCAACATCAAGATCGAATGTACCAGGTGTTGCTGCTGATGCTGCGCCTGGCTTAGCAACCTTGTAAATTGTACGAATAACTTCACGGTTGATCTCAGCTAAGATCTCTTGTGAAAGAATATTTGACAACTCACTCTCAGCATCAAGACCATGAATTGCCTTCAAGTCTTGTGCTAATTCAACTGTGTACTCGGCCTTTAATGCACGTGTCTTGGCTGTAACGGTTGTCTTCTCAATTGAGAATGCCATTTCACCAAAGTTTGTGCCTGTGCCTAGGTCCTCAGCAGTTGCTGTTGAAAGACCTACACCAGTTGTGAATGTACCTGATACTGGGTTTGAACCAGCGTGTGTGCCTGAGCCTGAGAAGTCTGTGTCGGCTTCATTGAATAGAGCCTCTGCGCCATTCATTGCTGAATAACGTGACTTCATGGCGAAGATCAAACCTGTTGGACCTGTCATTGGCTGAACGCCAGCAACATCATAAGCCATCAAGTTTGGTAGTGAACGACGAACCAATGAAATAAGAATTGGATCGTATGTGTCTAGGTTGTCAGCACCACCAGTAGTGGCCTGTGCAACGTTGTTTGCTGGGATTGCTTCGAAGAGTGCCTGCTTCTCCTCACGGAGTGCTCTTTGCTGGTTCTCCAAAACAACAGCAGTTACAGCACGCTTGTACTGATCTTGAATCTTTGGAAGATTCTCATGATCGAGGACAGGTGCCCACTTCTTTTGAAGATTCTCTGATAAAAACATTTAAGTTCTCCTGGTTAATTATGTTTAAACCTTATTATTATTTATAAGAGTTTGGACTTTAAAACTTTGTTCTAGAAATCATTTCTGCATACTTGTTGACAAAAGTATCAGAAACTTCTTCGGTTGAATTCTCAACGTCTTCCTGAATTGGAGATGTTGCGTTTGACTTAGGGAAGAAATTAGCCTTAACTACTGTAACTTTTTCTTCAAATAATTCCTCTGACTCAAAAACGACATCTTCTACTAGGCCGCGAAGTTTCTCAACTTCTGTCTGGGCCAAATCTGATGAAACCTTGTTAACAATGATTTCACGTTTTGCTTCAACGAGTTGTTCTGCAAGAGAAATAGCATCTTCGATTTTTGTATTGACTGATTCAGTTAATTCATCAATCTGTGCTTGCATTTCGCCTAAAACGTCATACTTCTCTTCTGGAACATCAATGTAGTGTTCAGTAAATAGAACACGAAGACCTGCAATGAAATCCTCAGTAATCTCGTTACGAAGACCATTTTCAATTGCAACTTGGTTCTGCTCTAACCACTGCTCTGCAACATAGGAAAGATAAGAATCAATCTTGTTAACTAGAGCCTCTTGCATCTCGACAACTGTATTAGCTGCCTCTTCTGCAAGAACGTCTTGGAGTTGCTCAACTTCATGAGCAACACGGGCTGTTACTACAGCCTCAAACAATGAAGCGGCCTTGGACTTGAATTCTTCAGATAGCTCAGTTTCCTCAGCAAATAGATTTTCAACATCTTTTGCTAATTCTTCTTTAACCTTTGCCATCTTCATTTTCTCTTCTTCGTCCTCGTCCTCTTCATCCTCTTCTTCATCTTCCATTTTGGCTTCTTCAATTTCATCTTCTACTAACTCATACTCTGACTTTTCCTCATCGGAAAGAGCATTGTATTCGTCTTCAGAAATGATTTCCTCAGCCTCAACTTCTGACTCCTGAAGTTCTTCTGTTTCAGCCTCAGCCTCGATTTCCTCGCGCTGAACCTGACCTTTTGTATCCATGCTTAGGATGTCAGCAAACTTCTTGAAGTTTGGTGCTTCACCTGGACCTTGGCCTGCTGGTAAAGTACTGTCCTTTGATGTTGCACTTGCTGCATCACGACCGGCTGTTTCTTCATCTGACTCCTGATCAACATCAGCGTCTTCAGAACTACCTTGCTTCATAGGTTGAGCTTCTTTAGCACCAACACCTGCTGCTAAAGGAGCACTGGCCTGACGCATATTTGCACCAGCCTTTGAACCAAGCGGTAGAGTTTCGACAGCGGGCTTTTCTGAGCTGCCTTGCATAGGTGCTGACTCTTCCTTGTTTTTGCCCATACCAGGAAAAGCTTCATCTAGCTTTTGGCTCATAAGCTCTCTAATCTTGTTTTCTACAGACATTGATTTTCTCCTAATGTAGTGTTATCAAAATTGTAATATTATTTATAAGACCTATATCTTTGAAATCCTATTTAAGAAACTTTCAAACATTTTAAACTTCACATCTTCTAATTGTTTCTTATTTGTTGCCTCAATCAACTTGCTTGTTTCGTCAATGTTTTGATAGGTCCATTGTCCATTAACGAACATCCATTCTTTATTCTCCATTATACCCTGAACAAACGCATCTGGAGCTGAAGGATCTGCTACGATATCAGCTGCTGTTGCAAGAAAGAAATCATCTTGAACTTCATTGATACCATCTGAATTTTCTTTTAAAGAACCTAAACCTCTGGAAGAAACGCCTAGCTGTGCGCCGCCTTCGATAAGATTCTTAACAATGTTTCCCATAGGTGTTTCAAGAATTTTTGCACGACCAACATAATTATTACCATCTTCTTTTAAAGAAGTAATAATATGTGATACACGATCTAAATTAATTGTTGGGCCATCCGGATGTCCTAACTCACCAAAAGCACGTTTTGCTTCAACATACTCTTTAATGTAACGTTGTACTTCACGTTCCATTACTGGCTTAGGATATATTCTTTTATTTCTATTAGCAACTTCGCTTTGTAGAAAAACACCTTCGATAAAAAGACCTTTGCCTTTTTCTTCATTAATTACTTGTACGGTTTCAACAATTTCGGCAATAAGTTTCATTGTAACCCCTTATTAATTTACGTTTTGATTTAGGTGTTGTGCGTCACTGTAACCACTTACTTTGGTTAATTCGACAATAACAGTTGCACCACTAGCTGGTGTAACAACAACAATGTCACTTGCATTTTCGCGGTTATCGGTCCAACCATTAAATTGTAAATCATCGGAGCCTGATAAGGTCCAAGTTACAACTGAATTTCTTGTAATAGTTGCAGTTTCGTCATATGAACCTACAGCCCATGTAACTGAAGTTATATTAACAACAGGCGATGAACCATATTGTCCCTTGTATAATTTATGTGTTGTTCCAGTACCTAGTCCTGTTAGATCAACAACTACAGGTGTTGCTGCTGTAGCATTTGCAAATGTTGTTGCCAGTTTAATGGTATTTGCGTCAATAACTACAACAAAGTATGTTGCTTCATGAGCTAATCCAGTAATTACAGCACCGCCACCATGGGAATAAACTACTCTATCACCAGTTGCCAGACCATGAGAGGCTGAAACAATACTATCGCTGGCAAGAACAACTACAGCGGCGTCTGTTGCATCAAAGGTTTTTACGGACCCATAAAGAATATCTGCATCTAGGTCAATAGTTTCAGTAGCACTATTTCCTGAAACAGCAACCACACAATGTATTGGTGTGTTTTTTAATACGGTCTTTGCCATTAGGTTTTACTCCTAGTTTATTCTTTTGATTTACTGTTCATATATTGGGCAGCAGTAACTACATAATCTTCAGCTAAAGTTATTTTCCCTTGTACCCATTCAGGTAAATTGGTATCATCCTTTAACATATCATGTAACATCTGTGCATTATGTATTATAGTACGAAGTTGAGATTTTGCCATGTCGCCTTCGTAATCATATTCTCCTTTATCTACTTGCTCAGAACGTGCGGCGTAATTACCTGGTGCACGATCTTGATCTTGTCTGCCTGATACTGGCCTGCGTGCCAACTGTTTGCGACCTGCTCTTTTAAAATCAGCAGGTGACTGTGGGTCACCGCCCCATTTGCTTGGTACATCACGCTTTGGGTCAGCAACAGGTGGACGGCCACCTACCTTTTGAACAAAAGCATTTTTCTTTGCTTTGTTTACAGGATTGCCTTCGTCGATCTGTTCCATATCTTCGCGCATAGCCATCTTTGTAGCAGTAGCATACATAACATCTTTTGCTCTGCTACCATATCTTTTACGGAAATCTTTGAAAGACTTCTTCATTGACTTTACGATTTCCTCGCGCTTTTTCATATCCGCATCAGACATAGTTGCCATTTTACTGTCCTGAACTTCTCATAGCTTGCATATCGGCTTTTGCTAATTGACGAGCTTTTTCCATTTCTGGGCTTCTAGCTTTTTTCTTAGCAGGTGATGGGGCAGGAGCTGCTGCAACTTTCTTTGGACGCCCACGTGGACGCTTAGCTGCTTCTTTTGCCTTTTCTGCTCTTTTTTGTTTTTCTGCTCTGTATGTAGCAATTGCAGAAGCTGCATCCATAGAAGGTCTCTTAGCTGCTGAAACTATGGCCTCATCAACTTGTGTTTCTTCCTTCATGCCTTTCTTTCTGAAGCGAAGCATTTTGAAATCCTGGGCATCAAGTTTACCATTTTTGTTCATATCAATGTTTTTCTGAGCACCTTTTAATTCTTCATCAACTTCTGTTTCTTCATCACATTCTGAGCATCCAGTAAACATAGATTGTGCAACTTCATTCTTTTTTTGATTTAATGTATCGTCTATCTTTGTCATCATGATAGCATTGAACATTTTTTCAGCATCAAAAGAATTTCCAGATTCAATAGCATCTATCATGTCGTTAATGGTTTCTAATAATGTTTCGTTATTCATTGTTCTTCCTCTTCAGGTTGATTTTGTTGCATTTGCATTTGTTGACTATGTGTGTCTACCATATCATCATGAGCTTGCATTACATTTTCATGTCCTGCTTTGTCTTGATTTTCTTTTTCTATATCAGAAATTTCTTCGTCAGATAATCTTAAAATATTCTTTTGAATATAACTTTTACTTACATATGTTCCGTCAAACTGAGCCAATTGTCCAACCAATTCTGCTCTTGAACGAATAATTTCCTGATCTTTACTTTCTGCATAATATGCATCAGATGTAAATTGATAATGTATATCTTGACGCATTTTTTCCCAATCTTCTTCAGTTAATACACCTTTTAATACAAGATTGGTTTTTAATAAATCTTCAAAAATTCTTGAGAATTGTCTACGAAGTTTGTTAAGAAATTTTGTAAACTTTAATTCGTCACGATTAATTTCTGCTGCTCTTCCAAAATTTAAACCTTGTGCTTGCTGCAATCTTGAAACAGGAACATATAAACTCTCATATAACTTACGTTGGAAATATTCAATATCTTGGATTTCTCCTAGATTTTGTCCTCCAGGTAATGTATCAATTTGTGTTCCTCTTCCACCTTCACGACGAGGTAGCCAGAAATCTTCTAACAAACTCATTGTCTTTTTATCATCACGAATCTCACCTGTATTGGCATCGTAAACTAATTTGTTACGATAACGATTCATGATGTCTTTCAAATATTGTTCTGCTTTCAATTTAGGTAAGTTACCTACATCAATATAAAATATTCTTCTTTCAGGTGCTCTTGCTAACCTGTAAATAACTAGAGCATTTTCCATCATACGAAGTTGGTTTGCTGGCTTAATTGCCTTGTGCAAATAACCCAAAACCAAATTATTATCTAGATCCATTAACCCAGAAGGAGCATAACAAATAGCGTCTTTAGTAATTTTCAAACCTTGACTTGACACAGATGAAGAATGTATGTTTGATGCTCCATGTATACCATTTTGGTGATACATGAAAAATTCTTCAACCTTAGTTACAAATTCAGCTCCTGTCTTAGGATCTTTTTGTTTACTAACATTACGAATTTTTCTGATCTTTCTAGGATCAATATAACGAATATCAGTTATACCTTGTTTAGGTTTTGCTGTATCAATGACTTTATGAAAGTAAATTCTTCCGTCAACATACCATCTACGGAAATAATCATGTGCTCTTTCATTAAATCTTAATAAAGTAAGAACCTCTTCAAATTCTTTTTCTATTGCTTTTTTAATTGTTGCAGATGTTTTTAAATTTGACAAATCAAGTTCTACTGGAACCTCATCATCAACATTTGCAATTGATTCATTAACAATATCGTCAATTGCTGCATCCACATCGGCGAACAAAGAAATCTCACGATATCTTTTAATTAACTCACTCTCATTTTTAGCTGCACCATCAAGGTCAAGATAGGTACCATAGTACCCACCCGCTCTGACGGTATCTAAAGCCCCATCATCGGAAGGCGGCACAAACGATCTTTCCGTCTGTGCCGGTTCCTTCCTTTTGATGGTATACCCAAATATATCCATAATATTTTTACCTAGTTTTTAGATTAAGCGGGAGAAACTTCAAAGTGAATGTACTGGAAAGTAACATTGAACTCTGAAATTACATCGTTAGCACTGTATGCTAAACCAACTTCTGAAACAGTAATTGGGAAAGCATTGTAAATTGTATACTTACGAATTACAGCATCATTTCTATCTAATTGTGCAACTTCTAAATCACACATATATGATGATGGTGCTAATGATCCACCGTTATCTACATAGTTATTCATTAAGTTTGACCAACCTTCAAATAATTGACGTAGACGCATTGTTGTGTCGTTCAATACAGTAATGGTCCAAGGATCAAATGTACGCTCGCCTGCCAATTTAATTTCACGACCTCTATATGTTACCACAGTTGGGTTAACGTTTGAGGCAGGAAGTGCTGCTGCAGTTACAAGCAATGAATCATCACTTGAGCCTGCGCCAACAGCAGCTGGGAAGGTTAACGTAACTAAAAATTGATTTGGACGTGCACCACCTGCGCCTAACTTATTCTTAAATTGTGAAATATCCATTAGTTAATTTTCTCCTATAAGTTTGTTTAGGCGCCAGCAACTTCTTCAAATGCTACGCCAGTGCGAGTAGCAACGAAGTTAAGTGTAATGAAATTGATTGAACGAGCAGGCTTGATGAAAATGTCAGCTACGAATTCGTTTCTGTCAATTACATCACCTGTGTTATTTGTCTCGTCACAAATTACACGGAAGTCGTAAATACCACGACGACCTTTGATGTCACGCAAGAATGGTTCAACCAAGTTGCGGAACTGTGCTCTTGTGAATGCGTCATTGAACTCAAACAATTGATATTTTGCTGCTAGTGCAATTGCCTTCTCAAGAACAATGAACAATCTACGAACGTTGATTCTATCAAATGCTGATGGCTTAGAAAGTAAGGTCTTATCACCGAACAATACTGTGCCTTCACCTGGGAAAGAAACAACTGGGTTGATTCCTTTCTTATATAGTGTGTCACGATCTGCTTTACTTGGTGACCATGCCAACTTAACTACGTTTCTGATTTGGCCTCTGTTTAAACCACCTGGTGAGAACCAAGGATCAGCAACTGCGTCTGTACGAGCACATAGACCAGCAATGTCAGCGTTCAATGGAACCCAACGATATTTGTCAGCATATTTGTCGTATTGATATTTCCAGCCTGAATCCATAACAGCATATGATGTACTCTTATTTAAAGCTGTGTGGAAACCAACAACATCTGTTGCTTCAGAACCTGCATTGTTATAAACATCTGCCAATTCAGGTGAAACGAATGCGATACAATCTAATCTTGCTACTGCAATATCAACTACATATGCAGCAACTGTTGAGCTGTGTGGGCCAACAATTAGTAGGTTTACGTCTACTAACTCAGGATTGGACAATTCATCCCAACCAGTTTGTAAATCAGAATCAGCGGGTGAAGGATTTACACCGCCTGTTAGTGAAACTGTTACAGCAGAAGATAATGAAGCAAAGGCAGTACTAGATGCATCAGAACCCCAGTTGGTTCCGTCTGCTGTGTGGTCCATCCACCAAATATATCTAGAACCTCTTAGTACTTCTTTATAATAGTTTGAAGCACCTGTATCAGATTTTGCGTCTCTGGCTTTAGAAATATTAGAAAACTTCTCCAAGACTGTACCTTCAGTGCCTGTGATTAAACCATCTTCATCAATGACGATAATGTGCATTTCGTCATTTGAGCCGCCTATTGAACTAACATAAGATGATACTCCTGGAGCCCCATCAAACTGTGCTGCATACTGCCAGTTTGCCTTGACAGCTTCGCCTGATAAAGCAACTGCAGCACCTGCTGCAAGTGTCAGTGATGTTGCTGAAGCAATTGCAGAAACTGTGCCGACAACTGTACCTGAAGCGTTTGTTAGAATGCTTCCAACAACAAGTTCTGTATCGAAGGCTGTTGTCGAACCCGTAACTGTTGTTCCGGAAAGTGTTACAGTTGCTGTACCTGTTAGTGTCTGACCCTCGAAAGTTGCTGAGTCAGCCATAGAAACTCTCAATGAGTTTCCTAGTCTTCCTGCATACTTGGCTGCAAACTCACCAACAGTTGCCTCACCTGCTGCATAGTTTGCGTCCCAATCTGTTTCATTTTTGATTAAGACTGCTGTACCACTTGCAACAGCATTTTTAGCTACTGATGAAGAAGCACGAACAACCTTTAAATTGTTTGAATAGCTTAAAAAATTTGCTGCAGAAAAGAAGCTAGTAAAAGTAGTTTCATTTGGCTTACCAAATGTTTTTACTAACTCGACTTCTGAGCTAATAGTGATTGGTTCATTTATAGGACCCCATTGAAAGTCACCAACAAAGCCACCAATAGAGGTTGCAACTGCCGGAACTACGTTGGTTAGATCCTTTTCAACAACCAATACACCTGGTGATAGTTGAAATGCCATGTTATTCTCCTATATATGTTGATTAATCAATATATAATTTCAATCCTTTTACCGTTGAATTATTTATACTTTTAATAATCTATAACGTCTTTCCAGCGGTAATTTGGATCCGAAGACCATAGAATGTTGTCCTCCACATAATAATCATCTTCCAAACCATAATCCACAATCCCAAAAGGAGTTAATTCGTCTTCTATTTGCATCATCTGTTGTTGATAGATCCGTTCTCTTACTTTTACATCGGTTAATTCTTGGAAATATTGATTGGTTGTTAACCACCCAAATAAAACCAAAGTCATTACTAAATCATCATGATACCCTTCATCTGCTTTGTATGTTCCTGTCTTTTCGATGAAAGTTGAAAATTCATGAATTACATCTGCATCAAAAATTTGTAGTTTTTGCTCTTCTAACAAACTTTTGATTGCAAAACATCCTTGTCTTTTAACTGACTTGGTTGTTCTAACACCCATGGTTGTATTTTTTGCGAAACCTGGGCTTATATAAGTTTGATTATTTTCTTTTATTGTACCTAGAATATTCTCACATTCTAATTCCATGTGAAGAATATCAGCAACTTGTCCTCCAATATCATTTGTTTCAACGAGCAAATATGCGTCATTATAATCTTTTGCTGTTTTAAAAATAATATTAGGAAACAACATTGGTGCAATTTGATTATTTTTAAACTTACCTACAAGTTTGTAAGGCATTTCAGTAACATCTACTATTGTAAAAGCAGAATAATCACCACCAACACCTCTTGCTACGTCAACTGAAATTACATATATCCTATCCTTTTCTGGTTCCTGATATATTTGTAATCCCATTTCATTACTGTAAATAGGATCAATACTACTTAGACTACCTAATGTTCTGCCATTAATTAGTGTATTGCTTGATCCTAAAAATTCACACAGAACCTCCTGATTATATTTAACTTCACCAAGAGTTTTTAATTGTTCTTCAGCCCAAGTTTCGTCACGACCTGGAATTTCCCAGTAAGGAATAAAATGTGAGATAAAACCATTTTTGCCCTTTTCTGCTTCGTTCCAAAATTTCCAAAAATGATTATAACCTAATGGGGTTGAAGTAAGTAGGATCTTTGTGGTTGTACCTGCAGAAATTGTAGGATAAACAGAAGCAAAGAATTGTTCTGCAACGTTATTGGGAATAATTGCTGCCTCATCAATGTACAGCCAGTTAACAGATTTACCACGAATACCTGAAGCAGTGGTTGCTGCTGTGAATACTTTACTTCCGTTTTCTAATTCTACGTTACCTTTGTTCCATGTTCGAACACCTTGTTGCATCCAAATAGGTAATTCTTCATACATGATTTGATAACGATCTAAAACTTCACGAGCAGCTGCGCCTTTGTTTGCAAGAATTGCAACAGTTTTATTATCTTGAAAAAGAGTGTACCATAATATACAAGCAGCAGCCGTAACAGTTTTACCTTGCTGACGGCCTTCCATCAACACTACTTTTCTGTTATTTAATATAACTTTAACCTTTTCTTTTTGGCATTCGTATAATTTAAACTTTTGCAAACCAGAATCTAGAGTTACAATATAACAATAATTTTCAATAAAATATATTGGGTCTTTTTGACATTTTACAATTTCACTAATTTCTTCATTAGTAAATTGATGTTCGTAGCCAACAGGTTTTAAATTAGGATTGCCGTGGTATGAAGTTTCATTATTCATTTTCTATAATCTCAGCTTCAGGTATTTCTTCCGTAGAAGTTTTTAATGCCTTCAAAAGATCATGTGTGGAACCAACAAAAAGATTATTTTGTGTTTGTATATTCTTTGGTTGGTCTTGTTCTAATTCTTTCTTTTTCTTTTGTACATCTAACAAATCTTTTGCTACATCTGAAACTGTTTTGATTAATTGACCAGCAACTTCATATGCTCTAGGATGATCACTGTTTTTAGCAATATGTAAAATACCGTCTATAGCCTCACTACCTTTATCAATCAAGATATGTAAGGTTTCTCTAGCATGAGCAGCATCATCTTCAATTTGCTTCTTTTCAAACTTTTCAACGGTTTGATTTTCAGTTGCAGTCACATTAAATTTTTCATCTAATTCTTCAAACATAATTAATCTTCACTTGTGAATATTTGATCAAAATCCTGTATATATGAATAGTTATCTGTTGGCAAGGCTGTAGATGGTGATAGATTAGTGGTAATTCTTGTACCAACTGTAGTATCGGGTGTAGATGTTGCTGTTAATGTAGGGTCATCATATATATTCTGAATAGTTTTCTTAATGAGACCTGCATCACGAACATAACCATAGAAGTTTAATTTAACAGTAAAGTCTAGGTTCCATATCACACTCAATCTTTTGTCAAAAGCTCCTTCCCACTCATCTTCATAAGAAACATTTTCTAATACAATTTGTAAATCGGTTTTAACACCTAAAGAAGGAATTTCATTAACTGTTACATTGAAATCAGGATTAAAATAAGGTAGAATTTGTTCTACGATTTGTAATCCGTCTTCTTGATTTTTTGCATATGCACTCAAACTTATTCCCATGTTATAAGGCGTTGACACAAAGGAATATACCACTCCGTTGTTGGTAGTGTCTAACGAACGAACAGTTTGGGTAATAGCTAATTTTCTTGCTGGGTCATATCTAAAATCAGTAATCTCGAAACCCATTCTTGGTAAAGTTATTTGATAGGTTGCACGACCTGTTTCTAAATTAGGAGCTTCACGAATACGGTCAATAAATTTTTGCTTTGGCGCATAACTCAAAGGAACCAGAATACTTTGCACAATTTCATCACTAGAATTAGTTCTTCTTATTTGGATATTATTAAACAATGTTCCAAATGCAATAATAGCTTTTCTAATATGCTGATGATAGAAATGTTGATTCTTAAACATTAGTATTCACCGAATGGGTTTATTTCTGTGAAATCAAGAATATCCAAACCTTCAGATTCAAAGTCTGCATTGTCAGAGAAAGGTGTTTGAGTTCTTGTATTGTATTTTTCTAGAATAATTGCTCCTGAAGTTTGATTCAGTAACAAGTCTCCTGTTTCTAACAATACTTGATATTCAAACATATCCATACTCAAGTCGTCTACAGTATCATCAATAGCAGTAACACCAGTATCCATAATTTCTGAGCTGTACTGATAAAGCTCACATTGCATAGAATAGATATGGAATTTTCCTAATTGATAAAAAGGATCAAGATGCTGAACAAATTTAATCTCAAACATACTATTAGTTTTAGGGAAATAAATTAAATCTCCCTCAGCAGGTCTAGATGCAATTTGTAAGACAGGAGTTCCGAAAGCACCAACAACATCTTCCCAGCGACGTTTACTTACAACAAAGGTGGCTTGATCGGTAACACTAATACCAAACTTAGTAAATAATTCTCCGTCACCTTCCCATCCCTGAATATTGGTTAAAAACATTTCTAAGGGATATGCATTATCAAACTGGGATAATACATCCTCTCCAAGAATTTCATCCTGATCAACGGAAGTTCTTGGGAGATAATAAACATCATGACCATAGATCTTGATGCTCTCTATGATAAGATCTTCAAGTAATCTTTGTTCAGAAGTAGTTCCAGAAGTACTTCCACTTTGGAAATAAAAATTGGTAGCCATTTTAACCTACCATAAAATCAACGGGAAGCTCGTATCTTAATTGCATTTCCTGTTCGATTTGTGATATTTCTTCATTTGCCTCATCAAATATTTTTTGACCGTTCATTGTAATTCCCCCAGGGAGTTGCATACCTTCAAATTTCTTAAGGTTGATTCCCCATTGGCGTTTGATAAGAGCAGTAGAATATCTTTTTAAGAATATATCATCATATATCTCGGTCCATGTTGCGGGATCAAGAACTTTGTAAACTTCAAATATGATGTAATCTCCTGGCTTGAATGTTTCTTGCCAATGTACATCTAGATATATTCTGTTTTGTTTTCTGTTGAATCTAATATTTCTATTACCTGCAAACATATCATCTAATAATTGTAGATGCATTTTTACCTGATTATAATAGGTTACATCACTAGATAATAAGTTATACATATCGTTCAAACGGAACTGATATACAACGTCGAAAATATTAGTGCCTGCATGGCTACTACC